GGTGTTTGTGATCGCGGGGGATTTGCCACTCGTAAGCGTCAGCGTTCCTGCACTCGTGGATGTCGTGGCAAGCGTGACATTCGAACCGCTGTTGACTGTCAGCGTGGCGCTGCTCGTTGAGCTGGTCGCCAATGTGAGGTTCGCAGCGTTACCTGATCCTACATTCAATGTCGAGCTATCCACGCCGCCCATCGTGATCGTGTTCGAGTGCGTAACGGTCTTTCCACTGGTAAGCGACAGAGTGCCGGCGCTGGTGCTGGATGTCGCCAGGGTTACGTTCGATCCGCTATTTACGGTGAGTGTTGCCGCCGTAGTGGAGCTAGTTGCAAGTGTGATCTTGTTAATCGTACTGCTAAACGTCTGCGCTGACGCGAACGTATTAGTAGTGTCGATCTTGGCGTTGGTCGCATCCGCAGTAGCGATGTTGTCAAACTCTGCACCTATTTCAGTGCCTTTGACTAATTTCGCGGGATTCCCTGTGGTTAGCGCGTCCTTCGCCGCGAAGTCCGTAGTTTTGGTGTATGTTGTCATAGCCGCCCATCCTTTGTGAATATGTCAATCTTCTGAATCGAGATTGCGGAGCCTTGAATACGCGCCTCAAACCCGACCTGTAAAACCTTACCGCTTCCGCCTGCTGGCATACCTACCGATTTGGCGATTTCACCAGCTTGATACTCACCAATCCCGTATTCCGCTGTTCCATACTCTGCAACCGATCCACTCGCTACTGTTACCGTACCCGCTCCTGAGTTACTTACGAAGTCAGCACCCCACCTAAAAGTAACTGCTTGCGATGCTGATCCTATCAAAGTCATTATGATCTTCTTCAGGATACTTGTCAGGATAGGGTTTCCAAAGTCTATCCAGGGGGTGTAGTACGACATCAGATAAGATGTTGCGTCATCGTAGTAGGTCGAATACTCTCCTATGTAACCTGCCTTGCCAAAATAGAACTTCTTGCTGCGGGAGTACATGAAACATTTAGGGTTTATCCCTGTCCATAACGTTACTCTACTCGCACCATCCTGTAAAGCCCCTCTCATATCAAAGCAGTAGGATAGACTGTTAGAAGGGAAAGTGATTACATACATGGCGTCAGTTGGGGAGTAACCCGACTTGACGTTGGCTAGTGTTTCAGCAGATATGTAGAGTTGGATGTCGTTATAGATGTTCTTGCTCAACCCTCGCATTGGGGCCGATTTCTCTTGTATTGTTCGTGCCAGGGACATCACCCCGACATCGGACAGAAAGATTACATCGTCGCCTGTGTTCTGAACTGAATCACGGGCAATACAGCCGACATTCACCAGTACATCTTCCAGCTCCATCGTGGCTGGATCAGTAGCGCCGGCGTAAATGAGTGTCTGCTTCTTGCCGAAGATGATCAGGTTGTTGTTGTGCGCTGCCAAAGCAACAACCTCATCACCACCTTTAGGCCACACCCCTACCAAGTTCAGACTGCCAGAAGTCCCGGCTGTCCAGAGCTGCGGAGCGATAATGTCGCTCCAGCTTACGGTGTTCTTGTCAGATGACGTATCGGCACACCAAACACGGCCATAGGCGCTCAACGCACAGTTGGCTTGCGGAACCGTACCTGTATAGCCCGACTTCTCAGACAAGCGGCGAAACTGTGTTGTGGATACACCCGGATCGAAGATCAGCGGATCGTAGCCGCGTTGGAAGAAGATACCGATACCATTCTGCTGTATGAACTGCCAGTTGTTAGCAGCTATCGTGGGGGCTACACCGCCGCCGCCATAAGTGAGAGTGGTAAGTGTCGTGGAGGACAGTTTGAACAAGTAGCCGTTACCTGCCGCCACCACGGTAGTCGTACCATCATTCTGTGTCACTTCACCGATACAGGTAACGTTGCCTGTACTCAGGTCGCTGTTAGATGTGTGCGCCTTCGCCCACCCCTTACGCGACCCGATACGTCCATACTTGTCGATGATGCAGTTCGTCGCATCAAGCGCATAATTCGGATCGAGCGTGATAGGGGCGTCTTGGGTGTTTAGCCCAAAGAACCCCGGCGCGGGGATCGAGAAAGGGGTGATCGTGTCAGCCATTATGTCGGAACGAACGTGTCATACTCAACGAAGCGCCCTTGCTCCAAGGCGATCTGATCTGCCAGGATGCCCTTGTAAAGTCCGTAAGCCTCCCCACTGGACAGCCCACCATCCTCGCCCCGCTCAGTGATCGCACGAGCATATGCGCCCATCTCAACTGCTTGGTAAGGTACGGAGAGAACATCGCTATCGGAGGACAAATCAACCTGCGGAACGAACGAATTGACCTTGAGTGTGTAAGTGCCACCGGGCGTAGGGAACAGCTCGATCTTGCTGTCTGCCCCATTATTGCCGTTCCATGCATAATAGACAGGTATGCCGGTCGTTACAGTAGTTAGCTGTTGTTGATCGAGAATCCACTGGATCGGTACGTTCTGAAGCGTCAGTCGGTTGGTCTGATCATTGATGACCGTATCTTTCGGAGCCAACCCTGAACCCGTCACCGTGTAGGTCGAAGTGCCGTTAGAGGTCGTGACCGTGAGTGTCTGCGAGAGCGCATCCCAGTTCCATGCGTCCTCCACCTGACGCTTGGTGTCATTGACGAACTTCCCGATGAGCGTGCTGTAAGTGGTCGAAGTGACCGATGCAACACTGTCCTCGCGGAGCCTTGCGAGTACGGCATTAACAAGCTGTAGATAGGTCACTTGTTGCTCCTTGGATCAAACGTACTTATAACTCCGCGCTGCGTCCTGCCGCGCCCTGCGCGCTCATACAACGCTCTAGTGGCTAACCCTCTGGCTTGTTTTTCGCTCTTTATCCCAAGTTGCTTAAGCCCCACCATAAACTCTTTCTGTAGCGCCGCCAAGTCGGTCTTAGCCTGCGCTATAGCCTTCTTATCGATAGCATTCTTGATGATAAATTGTAACTCACTAGCCCTACCTGCGAAATCATCAAACGCGCCCATTATCACCGGATCGTTAAGCACTTCCTGTCTCAATGTGAATTCAACCGTAGGTACGTCATGCCGTTGCGACAGCAATCTGGCATCGGGTGTTCTAGGGATACCTGCTCCCGGCTCAGAAGTCAAAAGCCCTCTACCTTCTGGAGCAATAGAAACTACAGGCATTTGAAGGTTTGGTGGGTACGCCTCTTTAGGTACAAGCTGCAACCCTGTAGGCGCTTGTTTGGGGGCATATAGCGGGCCAAAACGAGGCTCGACAGGCATTTCTACAGCTCCGGTATATGGCGCGCTGGTTGATGGGGTTTCGTCCGCTAACGACAACAGCCCTCTACCTTGTGGTGGTTGAGGTATATTGACTGACGGGAGCAACTCAGCCCCCACCGGCGCGAGAGTCAACGTCGTCGGTTCAGCCCGGCGCGCCCCCGGAACAAACGGCATCGCGTTCTTCTGCTGATACGCGGGAGATAGCATCCTATTAGCCACCACGCGCCCACCTAGAAGCCCAGAGGCCGCGCCTAGAATACCGCCGGCGGCTGGCGATCCACCCATAGCTATCGCGGCCCCAGCGCCGGTAGTGCCGCCCGCCGAAGATCGGCTAATAGTGTTTGGCAGCAGCGCGCCGTACTTCCCTACACTCTGTAATGCTTCAGGGAAATTGGCGTATGCGGTACGCAAATCTGCTAGATCGCCAGTCAAAGGGGCATCCGCAAACCGGGGGGTGTTAAACCTAGCTAACTCTGGCAACCCTGATTCGGTGTTTATCAACCCCTCAACCGCGTAGTTCTTAGCAAGGGACTCCCTAGCTTTCTTGAATCGTGGCAGTAGTGGGGATGATTCGGGGATGTTAGCTGCTATCAAATCCTCCAGCGTATCTGCAACACGCTCATACCCTTTAGCCATGGGCAGAGGGTTACGCTTTGCATCGCCTTTCTCGGCCACCTTGTACCAGTTCTTTGCGGTGTCACGGTACGCTCTGATGGCATCGACCGCCTTCGAAGCTGTAAGTTCGCCGTTCTCCACCGCCGTCGCTACCCTATCCGCTACCTTTGCGATCTTGCTTACGTCTTTCTCCAGCCCAACAATAGGCTCTGGTATGGACTGCCGTATAGCGTTAGCAATGTCATTGTTAGGTGCAAGCGCGCCCAATTTTCGGACTTCGTTATAGGGCTGCGACAGTGTGGTTCGCGCCTCCTCAAGCGTCTTGCCCGTGAGTACGTCGCCTTCAACCCCTGCCTCTCTCATCAATGTACGCTGAACGACCGGGCGATTAGCTATAGACGCTTTTATATCTATAACTTGGGGGCGCGCAAACTCAGCGCCAACAACGTTTTTAAGTGTAGGGTTAGTCTCCGCAACATCATAAACAAGCCCCAAGGCTTGCATTTTCTTACCTGCTTCAATCTTAGGTTGATTCTCTTTTGCAAACTTCAGCATCGCTTGCGAAGGCGCAGATATCTTAGCTGATGCCAGTTCCCTAGCCGCTGGAACACCCTGCCGCATAGCTCTACCGATAGCTGGGATTTCTTGTCCTGCAATGGGTAACCCTTCCAGCTTGGATTCTTTAATAACACCGCCTAATTGCGTCAAAGCCTCTCTAGCCGTTGGGTTGCGAGGCGCGTATGTCAGAGCCTCTTGAACCTTTCTGGCTGTTCGCTCGGCAGTCCCTTTACCAAAATCACCTGTCAACACTTCACGCCCAAAACCAGCCACATTCCCAAGTAACGTACCAATAGCTCCCGTCCCTATCGCTAATGGAACCTCTGTAGCTACGTTTGCTAGGTTACGATATGGCACGAATATTTGTTCACCAAAACTAGGTTTAGTAGCAGCATCTTCATCCCACTTCACCGTAGCTGGGTCTATAGTTGGAGCGTCCCACGCAACATCTTGAGCGCTAATCGGCATACTCTATACTCCCATCTGAGT